GCCGCGATGGTGGGTATCCCGACGATCGTTGAGCCGACGATGGTTGATCCAACGGACGGCGCATCGTTTCACTGGACGCAGGCGACGGTCTACGACGGCACGCGCCATTTCGACGGCACGGTCAATTACAGCTCGGGCAGCGCATTCGATGAAACGCTGACCGGCTGATCCACGCATGCGGTCGTGACGCGAGAGTGGCTTTAACACTCTCTGGAGTCACCCAATGCAACTTCGCGACGAAGTACGAGATGCGCCGGTCGGGCATCTCATCTGCCGCGCCTACCGAGACGGAAAGCTCATCGACATGCTCGATGCGCCGAATCTCGTCGTCACGGCGGCAAAACAAATTCAGTGCAACGCGCTCGGCAATACGTCCGGGTGGGCGATCACGCAAATGGGCTTCGGCACGAATGGCACGACGCCCGCGCTGACCGATACCGCGCTCACCGGCCAATACCTCAAGGCGTTCGATTCCGTCACGTTCCCGGCCAGCAATCAGGTGCAGTTCAACTTTTCGCTCGGCACGACCGAAGCGAATGGCCTGTCGCTTCAGGAATTCGGGCTTCTGACGACCAACGGCAAGCTCTTCGCGCGCAAGGTGCGGCTCGCGGCTCTGGTGAAGCAGTCGGATATCACGCTGTCCGGCTCTTGGCTGATTACGTTCTAAGGCGGGCGTAATGGCAAACATTGTCGAAACAGCAAACTACGATACCGGCGTCTATCTGCTCGACGTCGGCGACGCAGTGCTCGGTGGTGCGAACGGGCCTGCCAACAAGCCGCTCACAAATCTCGCGAACCGCACGGCATGGCTTAAGGCGCAAGTGGCACTTCTTGCGCCGATCGACTCGCCAATCTTCACTGGCGATCCAAAGTCGGTTACGCCGACGTCAGGCGATAACGATACGTCGATCGCGACGACGGCATTCGTCGTCAATGCGAAGAACGGCGCGACCACGGTCAACGTCGCAGGTAATGCCAATGTGACGCTCACGGCCGCGCAGGCGGGCGTCGGCATTCTCCTGCTCACTGGCGCGCTGACGGGCGCGATCACGGTCTTCGTTCCGCCGGGAACCGGCCAGTACATCATCGCGAACAACACGACCGGCTCCTACACGCTGAAGGTGGGCGTCTCGGGCGCGAGTGGCACGACGGCGATCATCCCGCAGTCCAACTCGGTTGTCGCCTATAGCGATGGCTCAAACGTCGTGCTGGCGGGAGCCGCATCGACTAGCGCATTCACGCGCTACTGGTTCACGGCGACGCCCGGCCAAACCACGTTCAACGCGATCTATACGGTTGGGAACGTGCTGGCGACGGTCAACGGTGTGGTGCAGGCTCCGGGCGACGTGACAGCCACAGATAGCGCGACCGTGGTCCTGTCGGGCTACAACGGCGGCGCTGGCTGCATCGGCGGCGAAGAAGTCGAAGTCATCGCCTTCTCGTCGTTCACGGTCGCCAATGCGATGACGCCAGCGGGCGGCACGTTCAGCGGGCCGGTCATGCTCGCAGGCGGCGATACGGGCGTGACGCCCGCGCAGTTCAATAGCTCTACGAAGCTGGCGACGACGGCATTCGTGCAGCGGGCGCTCGGTAACTACACAAACGGTGGATCTATCACCGGGGCAACCACGCTTACGGCGGCGCAAGCGGGTTCTGCTTTCTCATTGAACAACACGACGGCATACACCGTTACGCTGCCTGCCATTTCGAGCGTCACTCCCGGTTCCAGTTTCACGTTCTATGCGACCAACAGCGCAGGCGTAACAATCGCCGTTGCCTCGGGCGATGGGATGCTTACCGGTGGCGGCACCAATCAAACGTCAATCGTCCTCAACTACGGGGATTCGGCGGTCCTAGTCCTCGCGGGCGGGTACTGGCAGCTAATTGGCGGGACGCTCAACGCGAAATATTCAAGCGGCTTCGCGGCGTCTCTCGGCGGGTCCGGGTCTGCTGGCTATCAGAAGAATCCCTCCGGGATGATTTTCCAGTGGGGCACGACTGGCTCGGTTCCTCAAGGCGGATCGAACGTCGCGACGTTCCCGATCGCATTCCCGAACGCGTGTATCGGCGTGACTGCAACCGGCTCGCAGACTGCCAGCGTTTCGAATGGTTGGAACCTCGCCGTTGGCGCGCTCCTGAAGACGAGCTTCACGGCTTACAACAACGGCGCGAACGGCACGCTCGCCGGATATTACGTCGCGTGGGGATATTGAGTGATGAATAAAAAATACGCACACCTTAGCGCCGATCGCCGCGTCATCGCGATCGCGCATTCTTTCATTGGAGTCTGATTTATGGCGGCTCTCTCGGCCATGCTCGCAAAGCTCGGCTCGCTTCTCTCGCTCGATGCTTCAAACCGGCTCTTGCTTCCGGCTACGCCTCCGCAGTTCGATAACTCGAAGCTGGCGGCGACGACCGCGTTTGTTCGCCAGTTCGGTATGCAGGCCGGGGCATTCATCCAGCCCCCCGGTACAACGTACCAGATCGATTCGACCGCATTCGGCGCGACGCTAAATAACGTCTCGACCGCCGCAGCCACTTGGACGATGCCGCCCGTAACGTCTGCGGTGGCAGGCGCGCGAATCGAGATTGTGAATTTCAGCGCATACCCGCTTACGATCAATCGAAGCAACTCCGACACGATTATTCGCGGCGGCGTAGTTCTAACCACGGTAACGATTCCTGCTGGCGATGTTGCCGTGTTCGAGTACAACGGCGGCACGGTTTGGATGATGGTCGGCGGGTCCGCTGCACTAGTCGGCTCGGGTTTGTTCACTGGCGCCCTCGCCGCATCAGGGTATCAAAAGCTGCCGAGCGGCATTCTGATCCAGTGGGGCAATCTCAGCGTTACCGACAGTAACGCAACTCGCGCATTAACGTTTCCAATCACGTTTCCAAATGCATGCCAATCGCTTCAGCTTACCTCGTGGACGTCTTCGGGATCGGAATATCAGCATACGGGCCGGTCACAAACCGGCGCAACGGTACAAAAGGTAACTACCGCATCGACCATATTTGCATACGACTGGATCGCAATCGGATATTAAATCATGAGCCAAAAACAAGCCGCATACGATGCTAACGGCGCGATCGTCGCGTTTTACGACACGGTCGATAGCCCTGCGCCTTCGAACGCTACGGTCATCGACATTACCGATGCCGAGTGGCAGGAGTGCATCAACAATCAAGGCGCAAAGATCGTCGCGAACGGCGCGCTCGCCGATGCGCCGCCGCCTGACGCGGCTGTGCTGCTCGCGGCCGCGCAAGCAGCCGTGAAGGGTGCTATCCGTGCGCATCGCGACGATCTGCTGCTGCTCACGCCGTTCAACGGCAAGGTGTTCCAGACGGATATCGCCAGCAAGATCCAGATCATGAACGTGGTCGATGCGGGCACGATGCCCGCCTATGCGAACTATTGGCGCACCGCCGACAACACGTATATGCCGATGACTTTCGAGCTGTTCGTGCAGCTGAAGAGCGCGATCATGGCGCGCGAAGGCGCGGCCTTCGGTGCGTCGGCCAAGCATCAGGACGCCGTCGATGCGATCAAGACGACCGCCGCCGACGTCTATGCCTACGACTGGTCTACGGAGTGGCCGCAGTGAAGGTAGCGTTTTTCAAAGGCACGCATCCGGGCTGGAAGGGCTGGCTCGGCATCGCCACAAAATGGTGGACGGTCGGCCCTTACTCGCATTGCGAGCTCGTCGTGAACGAGCTGCCCGATGGATCGGTCGAGTGCTGGTCATCCGCGTATCTCGATGGTGGCGTGCGCAAGACGACGCTCACGCTCAATGCGGCCGATTGGGACGTCATCGACGTGCCCGCGACGCCCGCCGAAGAGGCGGCTGCGATCGCATGGTTCGAAGCGCACGCCGGGCAGCCGTATGACACGCTCGGGCTGCTGCACTTCGTCTGGTCGCCGGAAGAGGGTGACAAGGGGAAGTGGTTCTGCTCCGAGTCCGTCGCGGCCGCGCTCGGCTTCGATGAAGCATGGCGCTACGATCCAAACCTCTTCGCGGTCACGCTGCGGCGAGAGGCGGCGGCTTCGACGCTTTCAGTCGCGTAATTCGTGACGGTATTGTGGGGCATCTAACCGATGCCCCTTTTTATGCCCGCCAATCTCAACCCGACCGACGCCGCCGTGATTCAAGAGCAGCTCAAGCAGATCCACGGCTGGATGCAGGAAATGCGTCCCGCAATTATGGCGATTCCCGCGCTTAACGAGCGCTATAACGGGTTCGAGCATCGGCTCGGCGAGCTGGAGAACCGTTATGCGCAATCACTCGATCAAGTAACCGCATCAATGGGACGAGTACATCAACGCATTGACGAAGTGCGCGACGAATTCCGCCGCACGCGCGACGAGAGCCGCGCTGAGACGTCCACGATGCTGCACAAGGAGCTGAGCGATCTGCGCGCGTCGATCAACGATCTGAAGAAGGAAAGCGAGACGACCGAAAAGCGGCTGTCCGCGTGGGTGAATCGGGGTAAAGGCGCATGGTGGGCGATCGGCTCGATTGCGATTGTCGTCGGCGGCGCATTCACCTACGTCATCAGCGATATCACGGCCGCGCACGACTGGCGTATTCGCGTGACTGAAACACTTCGAAACAAAGGCATCTCCGACTTGAATCTACCCGTTAGGTAAAATTCTTACCCTCGACAACGGAGGGTAATAGATGGGCGGTCAAGATTTGAAGGAGATGCGCGAGCAGCTCGCGCGGCTCCAGCAGGCGATTGCCGATGCGGAAAAGCATGAGCGCGAGCAAGCGCTCGGGCAGATTCAAGAGATTATGTACGCCAACTCGATCACGCTCGCCGACTTGCAAGCCGCGATGACGGCGGCCAAGCGGCCAAAGAGCAAGAGCGCGCGTCAGCCGAAATACCGCGACCCGGAAAGCGGCAAGGAGTGGAGCGGCGTCGGCAAGGTGCCGGGCTGGATCAAGGGGCAAGAGCGCGAGCGCTTTCTAATTGCTGCGTGAGATGCGCCGCCTTCGGGCGGCTTCCTTATGGACTACTTGACATAATAAGGATTATCACCCGGACTAATCGCGGTCGTCGCGCGACCAAAGATCGCGCTCAGGAGCGTCGCGTTTCGTCGGCGGCCCACTGAGCGGCTCTGGACTCCAACCGATGCGCCGCCGAAGCTGCTGGAGCGCGCGCTCGACCGCCGAGCCGGGGCTGTAGTGCGCCTGCTGCTCGACTTGCAGGATCAACAGACCCACCAGCGCGCATTCCTCATCTGTGAAGGGTGTCGCCATGCGTTTCGTCTCAGAAGTTGCTATCGAGCCACGCCTTCGCCCACGCGACGGCGCGATCGTTCGCCGCCGCCTCGGTGTCGAAATAGCCGATATCGAAGAAGTGAAAAATCTGTCCCTCGTCCTCGTCTTCCCACGGGCCGCGCTCGACCTCGACCCAAGAGTGCCAGAGGAAGTTCCGGCATTCAGGAAACGACTTAATCGTCCATTCGCGATGTTCCACTTTCACAGAAGGCCGCTTCATCGTGCTTTCTCCATCAGCCGCCGTGCATCCACTTGAGCATCGCGAACACGGCCGCGATGATGACGCCCGTATGCACGAGCAGCCGATTTGAAAACTCCGACTTGGCCGTCTCGATCTTCGATTCGAGCCGCGCGACGGCCGTCTCTAAATCCGCCTTCGTCGCGACTTCCTTCGTCCAAGCCTCGTTCATGACGCGCGCGATCGTCTCAGCCTGCTCTTTGCTGAAGGCGACGTCCTGAAGGTCTTTCGAGATTTTGAGCGTGTCCATTGCGATCATTTGCTCCCCGTTACTTTCCATCGTGGATCGGCGTCAATCTCTTTTAGCGTCTTGTTGACGACGCTCACGTTGTACGCCGGGCGTGGCCCCATCGAGCACGATCTGAAGAAGCCTACAGCCTCCACTTCCGCGAGCGCACGCTTGAGCGCCTGCCGGAACGTAGCCATGTTCTGCTGCTTGCTGCCGCAGTAGCGGTGCAGCGTCTCGGCTTTGAATACAGCCGGTTCCTCGCTCGTGTCGTGCGTCGCAAAAAATCGATGCAGCCAGTTCGCGAGCGGCGACAATTTTTTCTCGGCCGCCCACTTAATCAGCGTCGTTTCGCTGCCACAGAGGATATTCGCGAGCTCGGCATTGAGCTTGATGGTCCAGCGGGTCGCCGTCGAATCGATGCTCGCGGAATTGGCAGTGTCGGCATCGACCGACGCGAACAGGTGTGATCCGTGGAGCTTGGTGAACGCTCTCTTCCCGCTATGCGTCACCGTCAGCCAAACCGTGCCTTCGACTAAGCGTTCGTAGCAGCCGCGCAGTCGCGCGTAGTCCTCTTCCGAATCGCTCCATCTAAGGCCATTGAGCGCTTGAGCGCCGGTGATGTGGACTTCGTCACCGATGTTCTCGTCGCGAGCCAAGTGACAGAGCTGCATAAACACCGAGTGGTCGTCTTGATCGAGCTGCCAGCCGGAATAGCGCAGTTCGATGCCTTCCATTGACGCGAGCAGCGTCTTGTCATAACGCTCGCGCGTCGCGCCTTTCTTGCGTACAGTGAAGAGCGCGGTGCGTGCGAGATTTTTTGACATCGCGCGCTTGTCATCACTCCAGCTTGGAGTGAACTTGAGCGGCAGCTGCCGTGCATGCTGTTCCTCAAGCCTGCGTGCGA